GACTAATGACGATGTCGACGGCCTCGCCGATCTCTTCGCATCTTTCGACGCCGCGGTTCGCGACGCCGAGAAGCCCGCACCGGGAAAGCGTCGGAAGTGAGATAGCCGCGATCGCGGCGCTCCTCGGCCAACCCCTTCTCCCGTGGCAACGCTTGGTTGCCGATGTCGGCGGGGAACTCCTCGACGATGGGCGGCCGGCGTATAGGACGATCGTTCTCGTCGTCCCGCGGCAAGCCGGGAAAACGACCCTTACGCTTTCGTGGATGGTTCACCGGGCGATCCGATGGGGGTCGCCGCAAAACATTGTTTATACGGCGCAGTCCGGCCACCACGCCCGAAAAAAGTTCCGCAACGACCAACTTCCGATTCTCGAAGCGTCCCGGATCCGCACCGCGGTCGAGCGCATCTACCTCGCCGCTGGTCTTGAAGGGATCCTCTTTAAGAACGGGTCGCGGGTCGAGCCGCTCCCGTCAACGGCGTCGGCGATGCACGGCAAAACGATCGACCTCGCCGTTTTGGACGAGGCCCGCTTCGACAAAGACAACGCCCGAGAAGCCGGTGCGCTCCCCGCTATGGCCACGCGCCGCGACGCCCAACTTCTCATAGTTTCTGCGGCCGGAGACATTGAGTCGACTTTCCTGTGGGACAAGGTGGAAAAAGGCCGCGCGGCTGTGGAAAACGGCGTAACCGACGGCATCGCCTACTTCGAGTGGAGCGCCCCGGATGACGCCGACATCGACGACCCTCGAACGTGGCAAAACCATCCGGGTCTCGGACATCTCATCACCGAGGAGACGATCGCCCACGCCCGCCAGACCACGAAGTCGGTCGACGAGTTCGCGCAGGAATGGCTCGGCATCTGGTCAAAAGCGGTTGAAACCGTGATTACCCCGGCGATCTGGCAAAAATGCCAAGACCGGAAAGCGGCCCCGGACGGGCCTCTGGCGTTCGCCGTCGACGTAGCCCTCGACCGTTCCCGCGCCACGGTCGCGGTCTGTGACCGCGCCGGCCGCGTTGAGATCGTCGAGTCTCGCGCCGGGATGGACTGGGTCGCCGAACGCATCCGCGCACTATCCCGCCGCCATAAAGCGCCGTTCGTCGTCGACGGCTACGGCCCCGCCGGAACCCTCGTCGAGCCTCTAGAGGCGCTCGGGATCGCGATCACCCGCTACACCACCCGAGACGTCGTGGCGGCCTGCGGCCTCTTCTACGACGCGATACAAGCCCACACGATTAAAGTCCGACCCAACGACGATCTCGACGCCGCGGTCGCCTCGGTAAAGAAACGGACCCTCGGCGCGGGCTGGCTGTGGGCGCGTAATAACGTCGACGTCGACATAACGCCGCTCTACGCGGCGACCCTCGCGTGGCACAACGCCACACAAAAAAAACCCGAACCCGTTACGAGGAGTTTCGTCCTATGAGAATTGCACTCACCCTCCAAGCCGCAGGGAGTACGCTTTTAAGCGTGGCTCTAGGAATCGTCTACCTCCCCGCCGGCGTCGCCGCGGCTGGCGGTTTCCTTGTCGCGTTCGGCATCGCACTCGAAAAGGCGTCTAATGCTTCATAAGTTGCTCACCCGGCAACGAACCACCTTTCCTAACGGTAACTCCGTCGACGGCTACGGCCGCATTTCCCGCAACTACGTCGACACATGGGCCGGGACATACGTCGACCGATGGTCGGCGCTTTCGGTCCCCGGAGTGTGGCGCGGCGTGAACCTCATCGCCTCCGCGATCGCCGGCCTACCGATCGACGCCGTCCGCAATAACCAAGTCATTCCGACACCGCCTATCCTTTCGCGGCCCAACCCGCCAGAGACACGTTTTACGACGATCCAAGCGGCGGTCGCCGCAGCGATCATCGACGGCAACTTCTACGCCGTTCTCGGGCCGCTCGGCCCTAACGGATACCCCGACACGATCTATCCAGTTGACTCGACCCGTGTCCGATGCAAATACGAAGACGGACGCCGCATCTACGAGATAGACCACGTTCGTTTCGATCAGTCCGAGATTATGCACGTTCCCGGGTTCACAATGCCCGGGGAACATTTGGGCGTCGGTCTATTGACCGCGCAGCGGCAAGGGTTGGGGATGTCGATCGCCGTTAATGAGTACGCGGCCCGCTACTTCAATGGCGGCACTACGCCGAGCGTCGTTCTTCACACCGAGAACCCGGACCTATCGCAAGAAGACGCCGACCTAATTAAACAAAAATGGCTTATGCATTACGGCGGCCGAAGCCGCGAGCCTGCGGTACTTGGCGGCATTAAGGTCGAGCCGCTCACCGACAACGCCGGCGACAGCCAGTTGGTCGAGTCTCGCCAATTCGATCTAACCGAAATCGCAAACATGATGGGGATTCCGCCGTACTATCTCGGCGCACCGAACTCGTCGCGCACCTACTCGAACGTGCAGGAGGAGCAGATGCAGTTGCTCCGGTTCGCGCTCATGCCGTGGATCGTCCGTTTCGAGCAGGCTCTAAGTGACCTTCTGCCACGCGGACAGGTCGCCCGCTTTAACGTCGACGCTTTCCTTCGCCCGGCGACGCTCGACCGCTACCAAGCGCACAAGATCGGCATTGACGCCGGTTTTCTCACCGTCGACGATGTTCGTCGTCTCGAAGACTTGGAACCCCTCGAAGGCGAAGAACTCGACGAAGGCCCGCTCGAAATCGACGACGACGAAGGCGTCGAAGACATGGAAGAAACCGAAGAGGAGTACCTCTAAATGGAAAATCGAACCTACGAAGCCGACTTGGAAATCCGCGCCGGCAGCGACGGCCGCACCATTCACGGGATCGTCGTCCCCTACAACGTCGAGCAGCGAATCAACCGCTCGCTCGTCGAAGTGTTCCGACCCGGCGTTTTCTCGGCCGTGACACGCGCCGCGCACCGCGTAAAACTTCTCGTCGGCCATGACGCGAACCAACTCCCACAAGGCCGCGCAACACTTCTCCGCGAAGACGCCGCCGGTCTCTACGGCGAGTTTCGGGTCTCGAAAACGCAGCGCGGGGACGAACTCCTCGAACTCGTCGCCGACGGCGCTGTCGACCAATTCTCCGTCGGTTTCCAACCCCTTACCGACAAGAAGCGAGCCGACGGCGTCGTCGAGCGAGTCCGGGCGCACCTCGCCGAAGTAAGCCTCGTCACTTTCGGCGCCTACGGGATGGCGGCCTCGGTCGCCGGGATCCGTGAAGAATCCAAAACCCCGAATCTAGACGCGGCCCGCGAACTCCTCGAAGGATTCGGCCGATGATCGGACAGCAGCACACGGTCACAACGTCGCCGACGCTCGTCGTCGACTCCGACTCAACTAACCGGACCGTCGTTCTCCACGCGATCGGCAACGGCACGATCTACCTCGGCGGCTCTAACGTCACCTCTTCGACCGGGTTCTACCTCGACAAGGCCGCCGGCCCGGTCGTTATGCAACTCCCACCCGGCGAAAAACTCTATGGGGTCGTCACCAGCGGCACGGACGTTCTCTCAACGCTTCTCCCGGACGCCTGATGCCGTGGCACATTGAGGCCGACAACGCGGCCTGCGACGGCTACGCGGTCGTAAAAGACGACGACGGCGAGGTAGAAGGCTGCCACCGCACCCGCGGCCAAGCCGAACGCCAAATGGCGGCCCTCTACGCCTCGGAGCCGGAAGCCCGCGCCCCCGGCGACCCCGGCAAGGCATGGGTTGAGGACCAGATCCGCGACATGGAAGACCGCGGCGAAGACGTAACACCGATCGACGACGACGAACCCGCTCCGCGTACCCGCCGGCAAGAAGTCGAAGAAATACTCGCGGAACTCCGCGCCGCACGTTATTCTTCCAAGTAACGACACCTCGACGACCGGAAGAAGACACCCCGCTAAGCGGCACCTCTCACCGGGACGGACGACACCTCGGCATCCCAAAACCGAAACGTCCCCACAAGGAGAAAACCGTGGCTAACGCCTTCCTTCACCAGTTGACCGAGAAGCGGTCGGCTAAGACATCCCTCATCGACGCAACCCTCGCCCGCGCAGCGGAAGAGGATCGCGACATCACCGAAATCGAACTCGCGAACATTCAGGCTCTGAAGTTGGAAGTCGAAAAACTCGACGAGCGCATCGCGCAGATCGCCGACATCGAAACCCGCAACGCGGCCCACGCCGAAATCGTCGCGAAGGTCGACGGCGACAAGCCGGCCGAAACCCGCGGCGGCTACCGCGTTACCGCCGAGGAAGCCACCTACCACGCTCGCAGCGCGAACGATTTCCTCGCCGACGCTATGGCCGCCGAGTTCGGTGGATCGTACGAGGCCCGCGAGCGGATCGCCCGTTATCAGAACGAGGTCCGCTTGGAGAAGCGCGACTCGGGTTCGAGCAACTTCGCAGGCTTGGTGATCCCTCAGTACCTCGTCGACCAGTTTGCGCCGCTCCGCCGCGCAGGACGCCCGACGCTCGACATTTCGACGAACGCGGCACTCCCGGCGCAGGGTATGACGGTCAACATCGGCCGCCTCACGACGGGCATCACCTCGTACGTTCAGGCTTCGGAGAACACCGCTCCGACCGAGTCGTCGCCCGACGACACGCTCCTCACCGTGAACGTGAACACCGTCGCGTCGATGTTCGACATCTCGAAGCAGGCGGTCCTCCGCGGCACCGGCGTCGAGACGCAGTTGCTCGGCGACGCGATCCGCTCCTACCAGACCAAGTTGGACGGCCTCGCCGTTAACGGTTCGGGTTCGAGCGGCGAACACCGCGGCATCCTCAACACCTCGGGCATCGGTTCGGTCACCTACACCGACGCATCGCCGACATGGGCCGAGTTCTTCCCGAAGTTGGTGGAAAGCATCTCGGACATCTCTTCCGATTTCTTCGGACACGCGACCCACATCGTCGCGCACCCGACGCTCATCGGATGCTGGCTCCGCGCCCTCGACACGACGAACCGGCCGATCTTCAACTCGACCGCCGGCAACCCGTTTAACGCGCCCGGAACCTTCGACCGTCCCGGCTACGACCTCGGCGGCCTGCAGATCCTCGGCATCCCGGTCGTCGCAGACGCGAACGTCCCGACGAACCTCGGCTCCGGCACGAACGAAACCGCGGTTATCGTCGGCGATTTCCGCGAGTCGTACATCTGGGAAGATCAGGGCGGAAACCCGCTTTACGTCCGGTTCGAGCAGCCCGACGGCAACATCGCCATTCGGACCGTCGTGTTCGGTTTCTCGGCGTACACCGCTGGCAAGTACCCGACGGCGTTCTCGGCGATCACCGGAACCGGCCTCATCACGGCTAACTGGGCCTAGCAACTGTCCCCGGGTCGCACAGGCCCGGGGATGCTCCCATCATGAAAGAACTACTCGTCGCAGCACTACGACGCGAACTCGACGGCTACATTCGCCGCGGCCGCCTCGATCGCGCTCGGCAGGTCGTCGACCAAATGGTTCTCCTCGGGAGCGACGTATCCGAGTACCTTTCGGCGCTCGACTCGTCGACTGTGCCTCCCGAGGAGGCCGCCAACCCTGAACCGAAGCCGGCGAAGAAAGCCGCGGCACGAAAGGCGCGTAAGTAGTGGCGATTACGAACGGTTACGTCACGCTCGCGCAGGTGAAGGGTTATCTCGGTATCCCGGTCGCGGACACGGTCGACGACGCACTCCTCGAACAGATCGTCGAGTCGGCTTCGCGGTCCATTGACCGGATCGCGGGACGCTACTTCTACCAAGATTCGACCGCGACCGCCCGCTACTACCGCGCCGTCTCCCCGGTTTCGCTCCTCGTCGACGACATCTCCACCACTTCGAGCCTTACGGTCGCCGTTGACACATCCGGTGGCAACACCTACCCGACACCGATGGTCTACGACACCGACTTCATCGTCGAACCGTTTAACGCGGCCGCTACCGGGCGGCCCTACACGCTCCTCACGGCGATCGGCCCGCAATACTTCCCCTATCCGTGGAACTACCGTCCCGGCGTCAAAGTGACCGCCCGGTGGGGGTGGCCGTCCGTCCCCGACGACATCGTCGAAGCCGCGTTAATCCTCTCCGCCGATCTTTACAAACGTAAAGATTCAGTCGGTGGCGTTCTCGGCCTCTCCGAAATGGGCGCTATCCGCATGAGTCCCCTCGGGCGCGACATTTCGGCGATGGTCCGCGCCTACCGCCGCGAGGTCGTCGGGTGACGATCACGATCTCGGCGCTCCGCGCCGGCGCACAAACCCAACTCGACACCGTTTCGACGTTTCGCACGATCTACGACTACGTCCCGGACACCGCACCGCCCACCCCGTCGGCGATCGTCGGGAACGTCTCCCTCGAATGGGACGAAGCGATGCAACGCGGCCTCGACCGCGCCACGTTCTCGGTCTACGTCGTCGTTTCACGCATGGCGGAACGCTCCGGCCAAGAAACCCTCGACTCTCTCCTAGCCGGGTCGGGAGCCGGGTCCGTGAAGACGGCGCTCGAAGCCGGCGGAAACCTTAACGGCTCTTGCTCGACCGTGAGAGTCACGACCGCGACCCCGATCTCTATTACGATGGGCGGCGTGGACTTTTTCGCCTACGAATACGAGGTAGAAGCCTATGGCTAGTTACAAGATCGTTTCGGACCGTATCGCAGGCAAGAAA